GAGGTACATAATGGAAACTAAAATAGGAAAAAATATAAAGCGTTTACGGCTTGCCTTTGGGTTAACGCAGAAGGAACTTGCTGATAAAATAAACGTCGCTGAAAGTTATTTGTCAATGTTTGAAAAGGGGACGAGAGTTCCTACGGCTGAAATTCAACAAGCACTTGCTAACTGTTTCCATGTTACTATTGAAGAGTTAAACTATGGAACGGGTGAGTGCGACGTGAAAGCAAAAGATATTCACTTCACGATAGAAAATAATAATGCATTGATTGATGCGATGTTCCCCGTGGTTACGTCAGAAGAAGCGGAACAGAATAACGATTTCAAAATTGCGTACAATGCACATATTAATATTTTGGAAAAGATTAAAAAGGGTGAGAATATTACCCAAGAAAAAATTAATGATTGTATTGAGAAATATAGCGAGGCGTGTAAGGAAACGGAATTATTAGAGGCAAGCGCAAATTTAGTAGGCATTTTATTGCTTGTATGTTCCTTAATTTCTGACGAAAATATCGAGAAGTTTGGTAGGCAGGTATTTGATTATGGTCGGGCATCTGGTTCGGCGTTAAAGAATTATTATTTAAGGAACGGCACGGATAAGCCTGAATACATAGCACAAAGGCGAGCGTTTGCGGATGATTCGTTTGAGGACGTTGTCGAACTTCTTAAGGAATTAAAACGCTCTCCGAAGTGGGCAGACTTGGCTGATTTCTATATGGCGTTAAGGCATATTGTTGGGTTCGTCGGGAATGAATATGGCGAAGAAATAAATAACCTTATTGGTTCTAATATGATGGAAATGTTTACTATCACGGGCAATGAGTACGCATTGAATTTTTATGTAGCAAGACAAAAGTTCCTTGGATAGAGTTCACAACCTGTGAAGTTGACATAGGTAAAAACAGTTTAATTTTTCAGAAATATCGTTTATAATTAAGTCATAACAAGCACGAAGAAGAAGGGCTTGTTAAGGAGGCAATTATGAACGATATTATTATTGTTACGCAGCAACCCAAAAAGAAGAGAACTTTGTGGCAATTCATCAAAGACCACAAGGAAGAAATCATCGTTGGTACGATTGCGATAGGAGGCGCATTGTTGTACTTAAACCGTGATAAGGTTGCAGGGTGGTTAAACGGGGTGTTCACGCCCCAGCAACAAACAATATCGCCCAAGTGTTCTATGGGGGTGGAGGTAGTGGAACAAGTGGTGGAAAAACGGCACATAGAAGTTCCAACGCACGTCCGCAATCTGCCAGTAGGACAAAAGGCATCGCCGTTAAAACTTGAGCAGGCGGCGGAAATGGGCTACGATTTGGAAGCGAACCAAACATGGGTGATTGATTACGCTTATGAAAAAGTCGCATAGGAGGGAAATATGAAGTGTGCGAACTGCGGAAATGAAAACGAGGCAACGTTATGGGATGAAGGGGACACAATCCATTGTTCACTTTGTCATCATCGGACGAGAAAGGATAACGGTGAGGATGACTTGGTAGAATGTCCTTATTGTCATAGAATGAGAGACCGCAAAGCATATTATTGCAGATATTGCAATGATAGCACGTGGGAAGAAAGTACCCAAGAGGAGTTTGAGGAGGTGGATGCATCACTTAAGGGTATGGGATATTAAGAATAAAGACACGAGCCTATCTGGGATTTTTCCTGGGTAGGCTTATTTTTTTGTCAAAATACCCTTAAAAATCAACGATTATTTCTCCGTATATTGAAGGAGCGTGAAAATATATGGAAAAAGAAACAAAAATCAAAATTACTGAAATGGTTCGTCAGGGTGTTGGCAAAACAAAGATTGCTGCGGAACTGAATATTTCCGTCAACACCGTTAAGTCGTTTATAAAGCGTAGTGGCATAAAACCCAATGCCGCCGGGGACAAGAAAGGCTTTTGTCTTTATTGCGGTTTGCCCGTTGTGAGCCTACCACATAAAAAAGAGAAAAAATTCTGTTCTGCGGTTTGCCGTATGCGTTGGTGGAATGAACGCCCAGAAAAGGTGAATAGGAAAGCATATTATACGTTGACGTGCAAGCATTGTGGTCGGGTATTTGACTCTTATGGAAACGACCATAGGGGTTTCTGCTGCCGAAAATGTTATGCGGATTATAGGAGGAAGAAAGATGACTGAAATGGATAATTTGACACGCTATACGGTAGCTGTTACAATGGCGGAAAATATGCTGAAAAAGGGCATTATTTCCAAGGAAGAATATGGCAAAATTGAACTAAAATTTTGCGAGAAATATTGTATTAATTTATCGTCAATCTACCGCAAAATCGCTGGATAAATATCTCGTTTAGAGGTAATATACACATACTGAAAGGAGGTATTTATGGCAAGAATTATTCAACAAATCAAGCCAAGTTTTGACCCAGAATTAAAGGTGTTGAATGTCTGTGCGTATGCGAGAGTTTCAAGCAGTAAAGACGAAATGCTGCACTCACTTTCCACGCAAGTTAGTTATTACCAAACCTTTATACAAGGCAAGAAGAATTGGCGGTTTTGTGGCGTTTATGCAGACGAAGGCATAACAGGCACAAAGGAAGAAAGACCGAAGTTCCAAGAAATGCTTGACGAGTGCCGAAAGGGTAAAATTGATATGGTAATTACGAAGTCAATTTCACGGTTTGCAAGAAACACGGTAACCCTTTTGACAACGGTTCGAGAGCTTAAGGATTTGGGTATTAACGTTTTCTTTGAAGACCAAAAAATCAACACCCTTTCGTCGGACGGCGAAGTAATGTTGACCTTCCTTGCATCATACGCACAAGAAGAAAGTAGGTCAGCAAGCGAAAACCAAAAGTGGAGAGTGAAGAAGAACTTCCAAGAAGGCAAGCCGTGGAGTGGAACGGTGCTTGGGTATAGGTACGACAATGGGAAATATGTTATTCACCCCCAAGAGGCAAAAGTGGTGCAGTTCATTTATAACGCTTTTCTTCAAGGCGTGGGAACAGTTTCCATAGCAAACATTTTAACGGAACTTGGCATTCGGGGCAGGAAAGGCTCAATGATGGCTTATAATTCCGTTGCAAAAATTCTTCGGAATTATACCTATACGGGCAACCTTATTTTGCAAACGACTTTTAGGGAAAACCACATCACCAAAAAGCGGATTTACAACACAGGCGAAATGCCAATGTATAAGGCAGAAGGAACGCACGAACCGATTATTGATATGGAAACCTTTCTTGCGGTTCAAGAAGAATTGAAGGTGCGAAAAGAACGGTACGGACCTAAAAGCGGGTCGTTGAACAGATATCCTTTGTCGGGTAAAATTAAATGCGGAATTTGTGGTAAATCCTATCGCAGAAAAATAAGGGGAACGCAGGTGATTTGGATATGCTCGACCTTTAATATGCGAGGCAAGGATATGTGCAATTCCAAGCAAATCCCAGACAGAGTTATTCAAGAAATCTTAAAAGGGAAAGACCCTGACAGCATAAAGCAAATTAAGGCAGAGCCAGGGAACAAGCTCACGATTGTTTATACGGGCGGAATAGAAGAAGTTAAATTTTGGAAAGACCGTTCCAGGGCAGAAGCCTGGACGGAAGAAATGAGAAAAAAAGCGAGCGAACACGCACATAGGAGGGTTTATAAATGCCGAAAGTAACAGTAATTCCAGCAACGAAAGATTTTTATACAGGATTAGATAGAAACGAATACAGAAGAAGGCGTGTAGCAGGGTACGCTCGTGTTTCCACCAACGACGAAGAACAGCAGACTTCCTACGCTGCCCAAGTGGATTATTACACGAAGTACATCAAGAGCCGACCCGATTGGGAGTTCGTCAAGGTTTATACCGACGAAGGCATTACCGCCACGAACACCAAAAAGCGTGATGGTTTCAACGAAATGGTGGAAAACGCCCTTGCAGGGAACATTGACTTGATAGTCACGAAGGCAGTAAGCCGTTTTGCAAGAAATACGGTTGACAGCTTGACCACGATTCGTAAGCTGAAAGACAAGGGTGTGGAAGTTTACTTTGAAAAGGAAAACATTTATACCTTTGATAGCAAAGGGGAACTGATATTAACAATAATGAGTTCCTTGGCGCAAGAAGAAAGCCGTTCCATTTCTGAAAATGTTACTTGGGGCAAGCGGAAATATTTTGCAGACGGTAAGATAAGTATGCCGTATAAGCATTTCCTTGGTTACAAAAAAGGCGAAGATGACTTGCCAGAAATTATTCCTGAAGAAGCGGAAATCGTGCGAATGATTTATAGGTTGTTTATGGAAGGAAAATCCACGGTTAAGATAGCCCAGGTATTGACCGAAATGGGAATTGAAACACCTGCAAAAACCCACAAGCCTTGGCAAGTGAGTACGGTGGAAAGCATTCTTACCAACGAAAAATATAAGGGTTCGGCAATCCTGCAAAAGAAGTACACGGTCAATTATTTAGAAAAGAAAATGGCGGTCAACAACGGCAGAGTTCCTAAATACTTTATTGAAGATAGCCACCCTGCCATAATTCCGCCTGGGGAGTTTGCTTTGGTGCAAGAAGAAATGAAACGCCGAAAGGGTTTAGCTCAACGCTATAGCTGCGCCACGATATTTGCATCAAAACTTATTTGTGGGGAATGCCAATCCTATTTTGGCCCCAAAGTATGGCACAGCAACAGTAAGTACCGCAGAGTGATTTACCGTTGCAACAAAAAATATGAAGGGGAGCATTCTTGCGAAAGTACGCACATCACGGAAGAAGAATTGAAACAAGCCTTCGTTACGGCAATGAACATTTTGATAGCCGACAAGAACGCACTTTTGGAAGATTGTAGGCTCGTCCAAGAAACCTTGGCGGATATGATAGAGTTGGATTTGGAAATTGCAAAGCAAACGGACGAAGTGGAGTACGCAAAGGAAGTGCTGAAGAATTGCATAGAAGACAATACCAAGGAAGTTCAAGACCAAGCGGCATATTGGAAAAAGTACGATTCTCTTAATGAACGCTATGAAGGCGAAAGGGTAAAATTAAGCACCTTGCTTGCCGAGAAAGACGAACGCAGACATAAGGCGGAAATTATCGGTGGGTTTATGTTTGAACTGCACGAACAAGACGGATTCATTGAAGAATTTGACGAAAGACTGTGGGGTTTTATGGTCGACAACGTTGTGGTAGCAAAAGACAAGAAATTGACCTTCAACTTTAGAAACGGCACGGCAATTACGATTTAGGTTGGTACTACAATGTAGGCGCAACCTCAAAGATTACAAAAGCTCCTGTTTTACCGCAGGAGCATTTTTTTGTTTTATTCCTCATCTTCTTCAAAATCCTCGTCATCTTCGTCCACAAAATTGTCTTCATCGGAAGAGATGAGAGCATCGTCAATACGCTGTTGTTCGTGATGAATGACATTTTCATCGTTAGGCACATAGTATTCGTCTTCGTCGATATCCTCGTCATCGATTGCGAAGTAGTCCTTTGCATAGAGCTTGTTGATGGATAAACGATAGGGTGAGAATTTTTTCTTTCCGTTATACTCAATGACCATTGCCTCGGCAAAACCCATCGCGCCGGGGCGGCGGTCTTTTGCAATACGGGTAAGTGTTTTTATGGACACCATACCTAACTTCTCTTTGAAAACCTCATCGTCAAGCGTGTCCTTGTACGTGACTATTAACTTCGCAATGGCTTTTAAGATGTTAGCACCGAAAGAGGCAACATCACCTTCCCAAGTGGCAATACAAAGTCGCAACGTTCGGTTTAATGTTTGATAGCCGTATTTGGTGTAAATGCCTTCAATCGTGGAAACGGCACAAATGACTCCTGGTTGCTTTGCGGGGCCAATAGTCATTCCATACGATTTAACCAAGTCCCGAATCATTAACTGGTCTTTATTGCCTGCCTCAAGGTTAGCAACAAAGATTTCATATGGTTGCAAAGTTTTAACATATTTCATCTGATTGGCGAAAATATCCGCTTCGTTTTCGTAGTCAAGCTCATCATAAATCATACACCATACGGGCGTTTCTCTTGAACCAGAAACAAGAGCAACAATCTCGATAGTGTGCTGTCCGTTAAAAACGTAGTTAATGCCGTCTCTACGGCTTACTTTGACAGGGTTAATTTGATTGATGTCAAAGTTTTCTGCGGCACGAGCCACGTGCGCTTGCGATAGATTTCGTTGATAGTCCTGGTTGGAAACAAGGTTTTTTATTGGAATAAGTTCAAAATGCACCTTGGGTACAAACATGCTAAAATCTTCCATTTAATCCTCCTTCAGCTTGATGAGCATTTTTTCTACTTCCGAATATAAATTGAGTAGGGCATCTTCCAATTTTCCTTTTGCGATGTCAGAAACGATTTCCATATTCGTGTTATTTTCCATACGTTTTATAGAGCTTATCCAGGTAGGAATCGTAAGGGACAATTCCACAAGCGTGGAGTCGGGGTCAAACTCTGGCATATCCTTTATGCTTGGAGCAGGTGTAGTAGGTAAAACGGGGCGGGGCATATCGTGTTCAAGCAGGTCTTTGGTTTCGCTGTATTGAAGGAAGGCTTGCTTGTTACGCTCGACCCTGGTATTGACCTTTCTTAATTCGTGGGCGCTTGACAAGGAAAGTTTTACAATGTTCGGAATGGATATTTTATATTTTCCCGAAAGAATTTTACTTTTTAATTCTGGTTCTTTACGACCTATTTCATCTAACGCCCGTGTAAAGCTCGCATACTTTTGGACGGTGGCGTGTGTTATATGGTTTTCATCCGCAATGCGTTGTGCCGTTTTATGTCTTTTGCGGCCACGGCGGTGGGGGTGTTCATCTGCAATGTAATCATCGTCGGTGGAGTATTGATTACGCCCAAGGGGATTTTTTATTTTATTGACGATTTTTTCTGATTCGTATTGTCTACCGATAAGATAGCGACGTGTTTCCTCGGAAATATTCCGTCTGCCGAGTTGGTTTCTGCATATCCAAGCGACAACTTCTTCCCGACAGCTGAACTCCATTTCTCTCGTTTGAAAGGGAATGGCGTGGCGGGTGCAGATTTCATAACGATTATGCCCGTCAATAAGAATGCCTTTCCAAAGAATAATAGGGTCTCGGCAACCTTCTTCTCGAATGCTTTCTTCAAGAAGTAAATATTCTTTTCTACGCAAGGGGCGTATTAAATTTTGAAATTCGGGGTCAATGGTTATTTTAGGAAGACTATTCATAGCTTTCTTCATCCTTTGGGTCTATTTTTTGAGCCAAAGTCAAAGGAAAAACGACAACTCTTTCCGCTTGTGATAATAGACCCGACAAGCGATATGAATTGCTATTATCCGTAGAGCCGATAAGGTTTAACAGTTTATGTATAAATTTCATACTGTAAACCTCGTAGCAGTCATTCTTTTCGATGTTGCTACAGATTTTTATTGTGGAACGGTCTTCCTTTTCGCTATAGCGGACAATGAGTAATTTCTTTTCTACATTGACCATAAGCTGTATGTATTTTGGATTGCCAAGCGCACTTAATAATGTCTTAAAAAAACGAATGCGGTGCTTTCTTGGGTCGATTGTAATTAGTAGATTATTCATAATTAACTCCTATTCGGTTTGTATTGTTTGTTGTACGACGGCGGGAAGCGTTTCTTCCGTCGTGTCGGTAGCATCCACCGTTTTATCAACTGTTTCTTCGGTGTCTGTACGAACGATTTTCTTACCACCTTTAGCGGTTTCTTGTACGGAATAAATGGCATACCCGTCAAAGACATTAATCTTCATCGTTTCCTTATGTGCATAGAAAGGCATACCAAATTGGTTTTGCCAATCTGCAGGGAAAGTAGGGGTTTTGGAAACAATAGGCTTTGCACCTTCTTGTTCCGTGCGTTGATAAACTTCCGTGGCGGTAAGGTCAAAAGCGATAAGGTATTCGCCGTTGGAATGGATAATTTTACCAAGAAGTTTATAACGGAAATGCGGCACCCAATTCATCATATCAAAGATTTTAGCGAAGAACAGTTTACAAGTGATGGCTCTGGTGGTGCGCTTTCCTTTTGATATTTTAGACCACGGGAACGAATCACGTGCAAATTCCTCACACGGACGAAGGGCAAGGATTTTCTGTTCACGATTAATAAGGACCTGGGCAAAATCTGCCTTGGGGAAACGCTTAATGCACGCAGCATTCGCATAAAATTTGCATTGATTAAACGAGATGGAGGGTTCGTTTATATGTGCGAAGAACTCACGCCTTACGACTTCGGAATTACTAAAATCGTAATCCTCAATAACGACGATTTCATCTTTATCGGTAAGTTTAGGTTCTTGCACTGGGTTAGCCGCTGGGGGCGGTGCGGTTTGGTTGATTACCTTTTCTTCGGTTGATTTTTCTACTGTTTCTTCCATATTTTACTCCTTTGGTGTTACTACGCTTAATTCTTGATTTATATAACTTTTTAATTCTTCAAAACTTGTCACATTAATTTTATTGCCCGTTTCATATAACTGACCTTTCAGTCGCAATTTCCATTCTCGTTCACTTTGATTTTTTAAGGATTCGAGGGTCTGCTCGTGAAAATAATATTCCGTGCCAAAAGTATGTGTCCATTCTTCAGGTACAGCACGTACACGCTTGCCAGACCGAGTTAAAAGTGTGGTTTTAATCATTTCCTCGGTGGGTTCGCCTTGGGGAATAGTATAGGATTTGAAATAGGCATTTGAATTTTGTATATCAAAGATATACACAGCCTCGCCTTCGTCTTCATAAAGTGTGCCAATAATTTTATATTTACAATTAGAATCCCAATTAAAAAGCTCATACAAGGTTTCGTGAAAAGCGGCGGTGGATATTTCTTTTGGATAATATTCCTTAAGAGACAATTTAGAGCAAACGACATTTTGACGGTTGTCGGGTGTCGTGCTACGAACCGCAAATTTGCCTTCCACGGGATTGATTAAAAGTTCCACATTGCTTTTAGCACCAAACTTTCTTACGATTTCGGTGTTGAACTTCATCTTCTTTTCCCAAAAAATAACAGAGGGGAGTCGCAACGAATCAAAAAATTCAGAACGAGTAACTTCAAAGCCACGATAGTCAAAATCACCTTTCTTGACTTCGATTGTGGTTTCACGTAAGGCTTGTTCCATAGTAATAGGTTCTTCGCCTTCTTCCAAGCGTGGATATACGCTTTGTGATGCCATCATATAATCTGCGTATTTAAAGTTGGGCCATCGCGGGTTAATGATGACAAAACCTTTTAATTTGCCTTCTTCAATCACTCGTAATTCGGGTAGAAAAGACTTGTTTCTAAAACGAGCGCTATCAAGCATTCGTTGAACGGCGATAAAGTCATCCCTGGACACGATGCCTTCGTGGTGATTAAGATATCGGCTTTGCGGTTTCTTACCACGGTTTTTTACAGATTTATGGTCGTGGTAGTCGGGAGTGTATGTTTTTCTTGTTAATACATCTCCACAATGCCGTTCATTACGTAGGATTTGTATGACGGAGCTTGAAGTCCAAAGGTCGGTATTTCCAAGATAACTTTTTCTGCCGAGTTGCTTTAAGGTGTCAGCAATTTGTTGTGTGGAATAACCGTAGAGATACATATAAAATATGAGCTTAACGGTAGGGGCTTCTTCGGGATTGATAACAAGGTGTCCATTTTCGTCGTGGATATAACCAATTAACTCTGGCGTAAGGGGCAGACCATTATCAAAACGCATACGAATAGAACTTTCCATACTACGGCTACGAGTATGAGATTCTTCTTCCGCAATCGTGGCTTGGAAGGAGAGCGCCATTTGAGCATCTTCGTTAAGAGAGAAAATAGCCTCTGACTCGAAGAAAACGCCGACACGAGGTTTTAATTTTGCAAGCTGTCGCACGACACCGATAAAATCGTAAGCATTTCTGGCAAAACGGGACACGCTTTTTGTGATGATTAAATCGAATTTTCCCGCTTTTGCATCGGCAATCATATCGTTGAACGCTTTTCTATGCTCGGTTGTCGTACCACTTATGCCTTCGTCTGCGTAGATTTTATATAAAGTCCAATTTGGGTGCTTATTTACAAAATCTTCATAATACTTTTTCTGCAATTCAAAGGAAGTGGTTTGACGGACGTCATCGGTGGAAACACGAACATAAATTGCCACCCGTTGGTTTATGTCATTATCGTAGTAATCGATTTCTTTCTCGGCGGGGATATACTCGTAATTATCGGGGTCGACATCTACGTGCATCCTTGCCCGTGTTTTAGCCTTTTGCTCGGCACGTTGTCTGCGTTTTTCATCTCTTCTCATTCAATAAGTCCTCGTGGTTCTTCCTCATCGTCCGGGAGCATTTGCCAGTCGGGAGTGGGGAAGAAAAAGTTTTTATCTTTATTATCGTCTTTGTAGTAGGAGGCAAGCGTGTAAATGTCCTCGGAAATAAAGTACATCCCGATAGGGTGTTTAAGGCTTGTGAAGTACCTCGCAAGGAAGGTAAGTTCAAGCATATCGCTGGAAACATTAGACACCTTTTGCGTGATAATGAGGTCAACTTTACCTGCTTGGCAATCTTCTAGCAAACGACACCAATCGGGTGCGCTTTCCATTGCTGGGGCGGTGGGACCTTCGTCAATATAGATGTCTACCAATTCCCATTTAGGGCAACTTTCCATTATATCCATAAATTGCTTTTTATGGTATTCGAGGTAGTTTTCATATTTTGTTTGGTTGAAATATCGGATATAAACAGCAACCCTAAAGTGCGTGTTGGTGTTTGGGTGTTCTCTTGTGATGCCCATAAGCCACGCCTTGTGTTTTGCGATTTTTTCTTCACGTTCACTTCGAGGCGTTAACGCACTAATGGGTTTAGGGGAAGAAAGTTCCGATATTTTCATAAAAACGTTCTGCTCATTCATCTGAATCGTCGTCTCCTAAATACAAGTTCAAACCATCCCCAATGCTACGAAGAGCGTTGGCAAGGATAAAGCACATACGTTTCTTGCCTGCCTCGTCAAGGCTATCGATAAATTTCTCTTGTTCTTCTTGGGTAAGGTCGGTAAAACAAAGGCTCGTCCATCTGCCATTACGCTCGGCACGGTAGTATACGCCATCAAGGTTTCTTTTAACGGGATATTCCATTTTAGTCCTCCAAAATTTTATGTGAATCCATTATATAATTTATTTTTAGCAAAGAAAATAAACCCTGGGCTAATCCGTTAACCCAGGGGATAATAAATAGTAAAATATTTAGAGATGAATAAAAAAAAGAGTGGGCAAAACCCACTCATAAGAACTTGTGATTTAGTTATTTCCAGAACGCAAAGAAGTCTTTACATTTTTAACGAGATTGATAATTGTTTCCATTTCGGTGGTGGAACAATCGGCAAGCAACGCAGCAAATTCCTTTTGATAAATTGCGTTCACTTCAGGAACATTTGCGCGAAGTATTTCATCGGCAGAAATTTTTAATGCCTCAATAATATGGACAAAAGAGGAAAGGCGGATATCCTTTTTCCCCAATTCAATATCGCTTATGTTAGAAACGGCAATGCCAGCCTCATATGCAAGGTCTTCCTGGCTCATTCCATTGTCTATTCGTGCTGTACGGATACGCTGCCCGATGGCTTTTAAGTCTATTTTCTTCTCACTCATTTGCGTACCTCCTAGTAAATTCTTCATAACTCATTAACTATTTTATCACTTATTCGCTATACAACGCCATAACTAAATGACGAAGTTATCGCTTATTCGCTATAATAGAAGTAATAAAATTTATTTTTGGAGGGTTTTTGTATGCTTATCTTATACAAAACAATCGGGCAACGCATAAAAGCGGCCCGAAATCGGATGGGGTTATCCCAAGTGGAACTTGCGACAGACGTGGAAATATCCACAGCGTATTTATGCAACGTAGAGCTTGGGAACAAGTGTGTGAGTTTGGAGGTGATTATCCGAATAGCAAATGCGTTAGAGGTTACGACGGACGATTTGTTAGCGGATTGTCTTAAAAATCACCAAAAAGTAAGCAGTAGTGCATTTTCAAAAATCTTGGAAGATTGTTCATTATATGAAAGTCGGGTTATAATCGACACAGCGACGGATTTAAAAAGGGCGCTGCGAGATAATAGGTTCACCGAGAAGATATAATACATAATTTTACAGGTTGAAGATGCGGTAGTCAATGAGCCGCTGGTTAATTTGATAGACCAGGGGTTATTTTTTTGTGCGCAAAATTTAGGTTGCGCATATGTTTTTTCATTTCATTTATACGATTTTAGGAAAGGTGAAAAACGACCTTTTATTTATGTTATAATACGCAACAAAAAGGAGAGACGTTTATGAAATATTATGTTGTAGCTGACGTCCATAGTTTCTATACCGAAACGAAAAAGGCGCTAACAGAAAAGGGATTTTTTGAAGATAAAGAACCACATAAACTTATCGTCTGTGGCGATGCATTTGATAGGGGTGATGAGAGTAAGGAAATGCAGGAGTTTATTCTTGACCTTATAGAAAAGGATGAAGTAATTCTCATCAAGGGTAACCACGATGACTTAATCGAGGAAATCCACCGTAATGCCGAGAAGTGGTTCGGGTACGGGAATATTCACCGTTCTCATCATTGGCATAACGGG